CTGTTTACCTTCTACGTGCTTTTCGATACTTCTCAGCCTCTGCCAGTGCGATTGCCTGTGCTTGCTGCGGTGGATATCCCTCGCCAATTAGCTTGCGGATGTTCATCGAAATGACCTCTTGGCTGTCTCCTTGGAATAGTGGCATGCTATGCTGTAATTAGTTCGGTGAATATACGGCTTTCGTGCTGTGCATTTAGACTGTGCCCATTGGTAACGATTTGATTGTATTGCCGTGGGTAGATAACGAGGTTGTGTAGCTTGCCCGATGCGAATACCTTGCATGTGTAAGCGTTGTTCTTATCGCGGTCTTCGGTTGGCAATATAACACCGAACTTATACTCGGGTTCATCCGTTGGCAGAATTAGCTTGTTAACCTCTGCAAAGCCTTTCAAATCCTTTTCAGTGAATGCCACGGCTATATCGTACTCCAATCCGGGATGCGTAAGGTAGCCGAAATAATGCGGCTTGCCGTTCACCTCTGAATCAATGAATACTCCGGCTCTTAATCTGCGTGTCATAGGTTGTATCTTTCGTTGTAGTATTGTTCGGCTTCTGTTTGAAAAAAATCTTCGTCTTTAAACCAATATTCTGATGATAATGGTAATATGTAAGCGTTTTTTATCTGCTCCTTCTCCATTGCTTTGGCTAATAGGAATATTGTATTTACATCTTTTGCTTGAGTTGTTGGCTCTGCTAATTTTGTATGATACCACTCTAATGCTGTCTGCTTCATAACTGGTATGTGTCTATTCGTTTCTTCACCATCTCAATGAATCGCTCCATCATTGCCGCGTAGAAGCTGTTGAAGTCTTTATGCCCTTCGGGTGCGTGTTCGAATAGCACGTAGAGTGTTGATCGTAACCGCTGGCTCGGTGTCTTACTTCCAAGCTCGGCGGCATCGAGCTTCAGGTTGTTTAGTAGCTGTTCATCGTTGTAGTTGAACTGCTCGCCTTTGAATGCCATCACACCCACGCCACCCATCCACTGGTTGAACAGTGCGCTCGTTTGCTCGGGTGAAAGCTCCTGCGTTCCGATTGTTACCTTTATCGTCTTATCGCGGCGCGTGGCTACCGATTCAATCGCACATGGTATGGTTAACAGCTTAGCATCCATATTCAGGAATATTTTGCTTAGGTTCGTGCTTGGGATTTGTCTTTAAGCCATCCATGTAATCGTACACCATCCGGCGAATCGTTGACTTATGCGACTCAGGAACGCGGAATGTAATGTTAACCGTTGGCTCGCCATATAGCGGCTTCGCTCCAGCGCCCTCGCGGTAGCCCCCTCGCCCTGTCTTTATGTTTTCACTTTCCATTGATGTTTGCAAAGATAAGTATTTATTTGATTGTGTGGTGCATTTCGATGCCGTTTTTTTTCAAAAGCATCAGCCACCCATAGCAGCGTTTGAGGTATGCCTTGCGCACGAATGAGCCATTAGGTGCGTGTTTCAATTGCGCTGCGTAGCTTCGATGCGTTCGCGTGGTGCTGTGGTATGTTACGCATCCATGTTTTATCGTTGCCTCGTTCGGCTGGTAGTTATTCATGCGCTCGATTAGTTGCTCTTCGATTGTCATTCTCTATTTTTAAACTTTCTTAAAAATTTTTCCATTTCGTCTTTTATATCTTGAGCGGTAATATTTGTATTTTTTATATCTATGCCATCTGTATAAATGCCATCAAACCATGATATAGAGTTAACTATCTCAAAACCTAAGCTTTCGTCATCAGTCATTGATACAAATGCAATAATAGATTTATTTATATCAGCTTTAACCCAAGCATATTTATAATCATTAAAACATTGAACACTTACCCAGCCTTTATTTTCAAAATAATTATCTACAACTGCAATAGGGTAATCAATAAATTCATCTAAATTAAAAAGCCCGTTTTGTAAATTATCTTCCATTAGAACGGATTAAAATCAAAAGTTTCATTAGGCTGCATTGCTTTCGGCTCGAGCTCAGGCATGTAATGCTCAACTGGTAGAAAAGTGCTGCCACCACTCGAGCCGGTATCGTGAAAGCTCGTGAGCGTGCTGTTATGCTTAAAGCGTACCTCACCGGTTGAACCTTGCCGGTGCTTCTCGAATAGATAAAATACATCGGAGCTATAAGGGTTGCCAGCTTCATCATTCAAGCCGTAGTATTCAGGGCGATAGACGAACATAACGGTATCGGCATCCTGTTCGATGCTTCCCGATTCGCGAAGGTCTGAGAGTATCGGTCGTTTATCGGCGCGTTGCTCGACTTGCCTGCTTAACTGGGCAAGTGCGATTATTGGAATGTTTAACTCTTTTTGTGCGGCTTTCAATGTTCGGCTTATCTCTGCAACCTCAGCCTCTCGATTACCGCCTCTGAAGCCCTCTATCGTCATCAGCTGAAGATAGTCAATTATTGCCCATTTGCAATTATTCTTACGTGCTTCGCGCCGCATTATGCGTATTGCCTCATGCACACCGCATCGCGGCTTATCGTAGATTGTGATGGGTAACTTCTCAACTAATCCGATCGTTGTTTCGAATGCGTGTAGCTCGGGCTGAGATAGGTTCCCATCGCGTAGGCGTGCGCTGTTAATCGCATCGTTCGCGTGTTGAAGTATGAGCCGCTGGCAGAGCTGGCTTTGATTCATTTCGAGGTTGAAGTATATGCCAGGCTCGTTGAACTGGCAGGAGTGGTACAATGCGAGGGCAGTCTTACCCATCGATGGCCTGCCTGCTAAGATTATAAGCTCGGGATGGAAGCCTCCGGTGAATCGGTTAAGTGCTGCGATGCCGGTATTGAGCCCGCTTGTCTTACCGCTTTGGTGCAATGCAGCGCGGCGGTAGTATGCTTGCCGCTCTTCGTGCGTGAGCTGAAGGGTAGTTATTATGTTATCGGTAGGGCTGCCATTCTCGATCAGGGTGTTGAGGCGCTTGATGATGTTTACGGCTGTTTCACCGCCGCTCTTTAGCTTGCCGAGTCCGAGTGCCTCTTCGGTTAGGATGTGGTTTATATTGCGTTTGATGTGTTCATCTTTAAGAATGCTGATGTACTCATTGATCGGCTCTGAGTAACTCAGCTCATTGCCCCACTGGGTAACGCTGGCAATCTCATTAGCCGTGAGTGTTTTTTCAGTCAATGCGTATTTCCCGAAGGTAACGAATGTCGGCTGCTTTCCGTCCTTCATTATCGCGTTTATGACCTTAAATGCTTTGAGTGCTGTATCGTCTGCGAAGTGTTCATCGATAAGCTGCGGCGCGATTTCCTTATAGTTATCATCGCCGTTAAGGCAGAGGAACATGAGGGCTTGTTCGATTTTAGGCACGTAGTGCTTTGGGATGTTCATAATTCAAATTTAGTGAATGAATGATTTATTTTTTTTTATTCCATCTTAACGCCCATCGAGGCGCGTGTCTTTGTTGGTGCTGTGTTTGCTTGTTGTTTAGAGTTGTTTTTATTAAGTTCATATAAGCCAGTCCATCCGTTTGCGATAGCCAACTCAAGTCCTTCGATTACCTCTTCTTTTGTTTTATAGATTTTGCGCATTTGCTTTATCAATAATTGAATCGCGTTATCTGTTGGGTATTTCTTACGTGCGATACGTTCGGATAAAAATTGGATAAATAAGCTGTTTATTTTTTCATCAGCAAAATGCTCCTTTTTTATTTCATCAACACTCTTATAAATTTTATTTGTATTCACACTATCATTTACACTATCACTTACACTTACACTATCACTATCAGGTTTTTTGGGTTTTGAAATAACCCGCTGGGTTTTTTGGGTTTCATTTTTACCTAATTGGTTTTTAGTTGGTCTGCCTCCTTTAGCGCCGTTTTCACGCGACCTTTCGGCTCGTTGCTCATACTTTACTCCATCCCTATCCAAGCTCGATTTAATGAATCCAAAGGCAATAAATAAAGGGTTATTTGTTTCAGGTGTCTTGCCGCTGGTTTGATATTCAAATATCATTCGCATTAACTTACCGAGCTGTTCATCGGTTAAATGCTGAAGCGTGTCGTAGGTGTCGCTGTATAGTATAAATGATTTTCTCATAAAAAAAATGCCCTTTGATGGCTGCGGTGGAAACGGCTCGGTTTTACCCTTGCCTCGCAGCCCCCAAAGGGCTTCAAATGTTTTCAACTCATTCGGGTTTCCACGACCGAATGCTCAAATATACAAAATTTATCTTAAATACTCTTCAATTATTTCAATGCACTCCATTAACCCAATGCCGAACACGGCCTTATAACCTACCATGTTAAGATGGTTCAGCATTGCGTGTTGCTCTTCCAGGTGCTGATCGGCGTATAGGGTTCCATCCTTGCGTTGCGTTCGTTCGCCCTCCTTTTTTATTTCGATGTATAGCCCAGCATAACCGTTCGATGGTTGGCAGATGAATAAGTCAGGATAGCCGCGATGCGGGTTGAGCCCCTTGTGCGATTTCGCCTGCCCGATGCTCATTTTCACGCCAGCGCTGAAGTCAAAGCGCCATAGTACTCTCGGGTGCTTTAGCTTCATAAACTTCGCGATTGCAAAGTATATATCTGATTCTTTAGCCTTTCTCATATTGCTCAATTGCTTTAAATATTTGGTAAACCACTTGCGGAACTATGGCGTTTCCTCCGGCTTTGATGGATTCGTTTCTCCATTTAGGAAAGGTAATTCCGTCCAGTCGGGAGGAAAGCCCATCATCTCCAGTACAAATTGGGGATTGAGTTGGGAATTGTAACCAACCTGGTTGTGAACTACCATTGCTAAGTCTTGTTGTCTGCCCTTGTCTTTTCTGTTCTTCCAATACGCTTCTTTGTCTGAGTGTTTTGTCAAAGAAGTTGTCGGTGTCGGCAACATTGTTACCCATTTGGCTATGTGTTCCTCCAGATTCCCTTTGTT